TTGGTAACTCATGGGCATGTGTTTCAAGAAATGTTTGCGTAAAGCTTGGAGCGCCCAATTCAGTATGGGGGTATTCCAGGTTAACACTGTCAAAAGCTTCAGCAACGGAACGTGCTGCCCACACCTGCACCTGCCTTCCTGTAATGTCCCTTATTCTTTTTAAGTATTGTTTTTCTTTATTAAGTAATTTTCTTTTAAGTCCAAAAGCTTTATCCATATCTACTCGTACGCCACGCTTTGTCATGTTAAAAATAACACGGATAAGACGGCATTCTATATCATAGACACGATCAAGCTCCTCTTTTTCTATCTCTGTTATAAGGCGTTCGTGCAAGCGCCATGTCAATTTAGCATCTGCTTCTGCATATTCTCCAACAAATTCTGCTGGCATTTTGTACATTTCTGCTTTAGGATCTACTCCTAGCTCCTCAGCCTTAGCTTTAAGAACTTTTTCATCCTTGTATTCCCCTAAAAATTCACTGACAATACTATTTAAAGTATAAGAAAATCTATTCTCATCTAATAGAGCAGCAGCAATCATAGTATCGTGAATGTATCCCTTTACTTCAATACCTAAAACACTAAGCCATCCCACATCATACTGGGCATTGTGAAATACTTTTTGAATAGACTCATCTTCACATATTTCTTTTATGTATTTAAGGACAAGCTTTCTGTCCATATTTCCACCACCATCATGAGCAATTGGATAGTATGCAGTAAAATCACCACTAGATACGGCAATACCTATGACCTTTCCAATCTTTTTAGGCCATCCTGGGCCCATTTTCTTTAGGTCTGTGTCACATGTTTCCAAGTCAACTGCCACTACCTTCCTCCCTTTCATGGAAGGAAATTCAGTAGGATGAACCCACTCTGACTTTATCTCGTCCTGGTTAAATAGATCCATTATTCATTTCCCCTGCTATTGCCATGTATGCTGCACCATCAACAAAATCATCTAGGTTAAAATCGCCCATGGTGGAGCGCGAAATCTTAAGCAAGCACATCATTATAGCCACATCTCCTGGCGTTATTTCTTTCATTGGTTTAAGTTTGTCATCAAGGAAAACACTCCATAAATCAGCTATTTGTGAATGATTTTTAAAACAATCACCGTGGGTATCCTGTCTTTTGCTACTGATTAATTCAGCAGCTTTCATTAATATTTCTTCTTTTTTCATATTATAAATCCTCCATATTCTGCTTGAACTATATGAAGTGATTTTTTAGCGCGTGTCACTCCTACATAAAAAGCTCTGTTTGTATCATCGGAATTAATTTCCATTTCGTCTCTATTGGCTCTTGACAGGTCTGTCATTAGCGCAACATTATCACACTCTCCACCCTTAGCCATGTGAATGGTGCTCAAATTTATTTTTGCATCAGCCCTAAGACCACCATGTTTTTCCATGGACATTATGTATGACTTGTCTTGATCCCCTATGTTGAAAGCAATATCCCAAGGATCACCTGCACTAAGAAGTCCGTGATGCATTACCAATTCCTCCGCGTTGTATGATTTTCCTTCCTCCAATGTCTGAAGATTTTTATGTCCTCTTGCTACCCCAACTCCACTCTTTAAATTTGAGTAAACTGCCCCGACATCATTATAGGATATATCCTCAAAATCATTCAATCTTCCCCAGGCCTCCACTCCCCTAAGAAGATCTGTGCTAACTGGAGGCTTACCAAACTTAGTATATGGAAGTCCTCTGTAACGCAATTCTTCCTCAAAATCCTTCAGCATATATTTACATGTTGCTAGTAGAAGCCAGTTTCCTTCGCTTATGTCCACGCTTCCAGGATAGGCGTGAAAATTTACTTCCCCCTCTTCATCACGTGGATTCCATGTTTTTTCCCTGCGGTGTACAATTCGATTAACTATATCCTGCGCTATAACGTGAACTTTTTTAGGGCACCTGTGTGATTGTTTTAAAACACTTTGGTTTCCTTTCATATTTATAAGATGTTCAATATCAGCACCTGCCCATCTAAAGATAGCTTGGTCATCGTCCCCACTTATGTAAACCCTTTTGGCGTTCTTCCACATCTTATCACACATGTCCCACTGTAATTTAGTTAGATCTTGGGCTTCGTCAACAATGACTACATCTAGGGGAGGTGAAGGACCAAATTCTACGTACTGTGATAACATGTCGGTGAAATCACATTTACTGGATTGATGTTTATATTCTTCCAGCGATCTATAAGCCCATATTAATTCATTCCATGGATAGTCTAAATTAGCTTTGTTGTAATAATCCTGAAGCTCCAACCTCTGCATTCTTGATTTATTTATGTCCCTTAAGTATTTATTGTCTGTAGTGAAAACTCCATTTCCATCCCAATCAAGGCTGACGGTTTTTAGTTCTACACCGTAATTATCAGCAAATTCCCTGTAGTCTTGTTTATCCATTACCTCTGATTTAGTAAACCCTAGTTGTCTTTTGCCAAAAGCATGTAACGTACAGAAGAAAGGAAAATCATTATCAGTTAAATTAAACTTAGTCTTTGCCCTGTCACGTGCCTCATCGGTTGCTTTATTGGTAAAGCTAACAAAAGCAATTCTATCAGGAGCAGTTCCTTCTTTTAGTTCCCGGTCCACGATCCGAAGTAAATTCTCCGTTTTCCCGGTGCCAGGTGGCCCCATTATTATGTTAATTTCTGGCACGGTTCTCCTCATATACTTTCAGTATTATTTTACAATCCTCGGGCGTAACACCACTTTTTCTGTTATTAAATTCCCATGTACAAAAGACAATATTACCTTCTTCATAAGGAAGTCTAGGATCTACACGGTCAATCGATATATTAGTAGGTCTACTTTTCTGCCAACCTTCTCCAGTTGATCGTTTAGTAGTAAGTTCAATTCCAGTGTATCTGCAGCGACAGCCATATTCTTTTTTATGTTTATTCCATAACTCTAAAATATGGTCTCTTCCTCTAAGATTATTAGTATTTTTTCTATATCTAATTGACTGCCATAAATTGTTAAAGTATCCTTTTTCTGATTCCACGTATTTTAAGTCAGTTATATTTCTTTTTGTTTTAGAATGGTGTTGCATCCTGTTTCCTCACTTCATGTTCTGAATCCTGATCGTCAAAGGCAGGTATACCCCATGTATTTATGCCCTTGTTTTTAAGTTTCCAAAATTTGTGTATTCCGTTTATGCTGCGTAGTTCCGCAACAATCTGGCCGGTGTTGCTGTAGTGCGTGAATTTATTTCTTATTAAATACGAATGAAGATCAACGAGCCTGAAGTAGGTGCGCGTGATAACCTCTTCCTTTCCCGTCTTTTCATTTTTTTCCGGCATCGCTTCCGTCCAGGGCTTTCTTAAAAGAAGTTCATCCCTTGTTTGTGCCTGTGTCCTTCCAGTGCAGAACTCCTGGAGGTGAGCTAAAAACTGTCCGGACACAGATCCGTCACTTGACACCGGTATTTTCAAAGCTGTTGCCATCTTTGAGTTAACCAGCTGCTGCCAATCAGACGCCTTCATCAAAGGAGGCATCATGGTCAATACTTCCATGACCCTCTTCTGAAACTTTGTTTGTATTTGTAACTCTTCCGTTGATAGTTGTATCTTTAAATCCTCCTCATTGTCATCAGTGGGTATTTCAAGGAACCATATGGGCGGAACTGTTTCCAGTTTGGATAATGCCCCCAACTGCTGTGATACATTCTCCGCCCCAACCCCGTGTTTTCTTGTCTTGCAAACATTGACATTGCAAAATGAATTAATGGGTTGGTCCTTGCACTTGTACTGATATCCTTTTTCCAGGCTTTTAACCACCACGGTAACTTCCTTGTGATCAAGGGGGGGACTCATGTATTTTTGATTGTATTTTTCCAGTAACTTTTCCCAGTTATCTGGATCAAATTTCTTTAAATAAACGCCAATGTTAAACAGTCCGTTGTTTCTTGTTCCAGTGGGAAATCCCTGACTGCACAAAGCCTGAAGACACGGAGGACCGTCCTTTACGGTTTCAACTTCCGGGGAAGCGATTGAATCTAAATCATCCACAACGTTTTTTTCATATATACCAAAGAATTCCTCCAGTGTAGCCGATGTTGCGTTTTCCTTCAGTGCGTATCTAACTGACTTGTTTCCGTTGTAGTAGGGCAAGTTTAAAAAGTTGCCAAGATCGCCTTTTTCCAGTGATATGCTTGATTGTTTTGGGAATATCTCCGCTGTTGAATGGCCAATAAGAGAAGTTATTTCAGTTAGTTTGTTTCTTACTAGTTTTGATGAAACTGTTTTCTTGAGAAACAAGAACAGGTGCGCTCCACCGCTTTTTGATTTACAGTATACTAATGGTATTTTTAATTTTCTGATCCTCGTGAATAAAGCACGATGATCCAGAGGATAGCTATCAATATCAATGCATCCCCACTTAGTAGTATTATCAGCCCTA